GAGGATGCCGCACCTGTTGAGGACGCCGCACCTGCGGTCAGTGATGCTGACCTGATCGCACGCCTTGCGGCGCTTGTGCGCGAGCCTCAGAAAGCGGTAGAGGCCGCCCCCGAGGCCGCCCCCGAGACGAATTTTTACACGACTGAAGAAGATGCGCTGCTGCGCGAGTATGAGACGGAGTGGCCGGATGTGGCCAAGGCAGAGGCGCTGCGACGTAAGGGCGAGTACCGCGACCTTGTGAACCATGTGTTCTCGGAGGTAGCAAAAGAGTTGGGGCCGATGGCACAAATGCTGCGCACACTGGCAGAGCGCACGCAGCTGAGCGACTTGCGCGACGCAGTGGCAGACTACGACGATGTTCGCGACAAAGTGGTGGATTGGGTTGACAACCAACCAAACTACTTGCAACCCGCGTACAAACAGGTTATACAACAAGGGACGCCGGAGGAAGTAGCTGATCTGGTGTCCCGCTACAGAAGTTCGGTGCAGCCAGCTACTGCACCTAAGCGAGAGGAATCTGAGCTGCCTTCGACCACCAAACAAGCGGTTGTGTCTTTGGCCCCAGTCAGTTCCAAGCGGTCTACGGTTATTGTGGCTGATGACCCGAACGATTTCGAAAGCGCGTTCGCGATAGCAGCCAAGATGGCCTGACCACAATAGGTTTGGACACTTTCTAGGAGAAACACAATGGCTCAAAGCACCAGTTACGGGGATATCAGCCCCGCCGTCGCAGCTTACTCGGTCGTGCGTATGTTGAAGCGCGCAATGCCGTATCTGCATTTTGAAAAATTCGGTCAGGTTTACCCCTTGCCGACCAATAGCACCAACACGGCCAAGTTCCGCCGTTACTTCCTGTCCGGCGCTACCGGCGCGGCAGGCACCGGCACGGGCAACTTCTTCATCCCGATTGCGACCACGCCGCTGGTTGAGGGTGTGACCCCACAAGGCTCCAAACTGGCGAACCAAGACTACACGGTGACGCTCAAGCAGTATGGCGACTTCGTGACGATTACGGATGTTGTGATCGACACGCACACAGATATGGTGTTGCAAGAAGCCACCGACATCCTCGGTGAATCGGCAGCGGTCACTGTCGAGACCTTGCGGTTCAACATCTTGAAGGCCGGAACCAACCTATTCCGTGCAAACGGTGTGGCTGCGCGCAACCTGATTATCGCAGCGCCGTCGCTGGCCGATATCCGTCGGGTCGCTACTGGCCTGAACCGCCAGAACGCCAAGAAGATCACCCGCGTGGTCGCATCTACCCCGGACATCAACACCAAGTCGGTTGAAGCCGCGTTCATGGCGGTGTGTCACCCTGATCTGGAAAGCGATTTCCGCAGTCTGGCCGGGTTCAAGCCGGTGGCAGATTATGGCCCGCACACCAGCCCGTTCGAGAGCGAGATCGGCTCTATTGAGCAGATTCGTATTCTGTGCTCAACGGTTGTGGCTCCGTACGCGGATGCAGGTGGTGCGAATGCTGCACTTCGCGCAACCACCAACGCCGCAGTGGCTGTGGACGTGTACCCGATCCTTGTGTTCGGTCGCGATGCTTACGGCATCGTGCCGCTGAAGGGCAAGTCGGCGATGACCCCTATGGTCGTCAACCCGAAACCTGCCGCAGGCGACCCGCTGGCTCAGCGGGGTACCGTGGGCTGGAAGCTCTGGACTGAGACTGTCATCCTGCAGCAAGCATGGATGGCTGTTCTGGAAGCTGGCGCTACTGCCTGATGAACCGAGGGCTTCGGCCCTCGACTCACAACTAGATTTGACTTAGGAGAAATACCATGGCTTTGACTACCAACACCGTTACACACGCTAACGGCGTCACCAACACCGCGATCGGTAAAGTTGTCACCGACGCAGGTGCGGCGGCTGCTACGACGTTCACTGTGGGCTTTGTCCCACGCGTTGTTCGGTTCCACAACCTGACTGACCGCATCTCTGACGAGTGGCTGGAGGGTATGGCGGCAGCGTCGTCACTGCACACCATTGCGACAGGTGTACGTACGCTGGAGACCACCAACGGCATTACCGTGAACTCCACCGGTACGTTTACTGTGACCGCTGTGACGATGGTTGCCAGCAAGACGTTCTACTGGGAAGCAATCGGCTAAGCAAGCATAGGGGGCTTCGGCCCCCAGTTTTTAGGGGTAGACTATGTACGGCGAAGGCGAGATTCGTATCAAGAAGTTGACCAACGGCTACTCAGTGTACTATAGCGACCCGGATGTCGTGAAGGCGAACGACAAGCGCGACATGTCCAGTAAAGGAGGAATGCCATACCGTAGCCCTGAGCGAGAGATGGCGTTCAAGGATGTAGAAAGCCTCACGATGTTCTTACGCAAGAACATCGACAAATTATGTAGTCACGACGACTATGAAACCAGTTTTTCAGCAGCTGTAATGGAGCAAGACGATGACAAATGAGTTAGGCGACAACACCACTTTGACCGCAAAGCCGAAAGGTATGGTCAAAGCCGACACAGTACGCGTGGTACTGGAAGAGAACGACAACATCCCCCCTACCGGGCTGTTCGTAGGTGAGAACGGTCGCGGGTATCTGATTCGCGCGGGTGAAGAGGTGGATATCCCTATTGGCGTGCTGGAGATTCTGACCAATGCAGTTGTTTCTGTGCCGACGGTTGATCCTCAGACCCTGCAAGTTATTGGCCATCGCGACAAGCTGCTGTATCCTTACCGTGTGATCCGCTGATGGAGTAGGGCATGACCGGACAAGACCTGCTCGACGAGCTTGCAAGAGGTATGCTGAGAGACAGGTCTGACATAATGTCAGGCCCGGACGATCAGCTGTGGCCTGATACGCAGTTATTGGGGTACATCAACGAGGCTGAGAGCATCTTGGCTCGTAAAGGTCTGGTCATTCGCGACGCTACGACAGCGGGGGTTGTGGACGTTGTGCTTGCAGACGGTGTGACGCAGTACACGCTGCATCCATCGGTAGTTGCGGTAATTTCGGCGAAGTTTTCGACAGATGCCGGAGATTTGACTCGTGCGGGCCACTCGGCGTTCACGATGTATCAAGCACCTGACCCGCTGTTTTTTGACCCCGCTCAAATATCTGTGCTTCCTCCAGGGAAGCCGCTGGCGTTTTCGACAGACGAGCAGTTCGACGCTGTGTCCGGGAAAACAGGGGTTGTGAGCTTGCGGGTGTACCCTGCACCAGACGCAACGTACGCAGGGGCGACCATCAAGTTACGTGTCGTGCGTAAGCCACTGGTACCGCTGAGTGTGACCGACCTGACTCTGTCGCCCGAGGTGCCCGAGGATTACCACCTCGGAATGCTTGACTGGGCGGCGTACCGCGCGCTGCGCAATATCGACAGCGACGCAGGTTCTTTAGAAAAAGCTGAAGCATACAGGGCAGCCTTCGAGGAGATGGTCAAGCAGGCCAGAAACGATACGATGCGGAAGATGTTTACACCGCAGCAATGGGGCTTTGCCCGCAACGGATACAACTGGATTCCGTAACTAGGGGTACGACATGGCGAAAGATGTGTTTGGTAGAGAGATTACAGACCCCGAACTTGTACGGTACCAGAACAGTGTAAGCAAAGAACCCCTCGCTACTACGGTAGGCCGAGGCGTACGTCCTGTTGCGGACGCAGTCGCAAAACTTCCGGGGCTTGCTGGAGCAATAGCCAACCAATCACCAAAACTGCTGGGTGTTCCTGCCGCAGGTATCGCGAATGTTGTAGCACGAGGTGTTGCAGACTTCCAGTCAGGGTTTACAGGAGAAAAATTCAAACCGCAGCAGTTCGAAGGGAAATCGTTTACTGATCTGTTCGGTGGCGCGGATAGCGCGGTGCCACGGGCTTCGGCTACGGCGTCGCCTGTGGGCGCAGCAGTGCCGGCCCAACCGGCTGCCGCAGGTAGTCCCCTGTCAGGGTTGAATGAGCTTCCCGGTCTTGCGAGCGTGAAGGATTTTTCTGGGGCGCAGTTCGGGGTGTTGAATCGAGGGCTACCGTCCCCCGAACAAATCGCGTCAGATAAAGCCCGTGCAGCAGCCTCGCAGGCGGCGAGTGATGCACGGCTGGGCATCACTCCGAGTGGAGGATTGCCTGCGCAGATCAACGTGACGCGCCAGCCGAATGGCAACTTGTCGTTCACAGGGTCTGGAGGCGACGGTACGGGCGCGGTGAACTACACCGGGCTGTCGAACTTTAAGTCTCAGGCCGGGGGGGCTGGTCAGGGGTCTGTGGGCGAGGGGTTCAACCTCGCAGAGCAGAATCAACGTCTCGCTACAGCTCTTGCCGGGTTCCGGGAGAACGATCTGCAGGAACGTGTGACCCAGTTGGCGGACGACATATCGAGCGGAGCTGGGGGGTTGTTCGGGCCGAAGCGGAATAAGGCCGCGTTGGCGGAGTTGGCACCCTTGTTGGTGCGGCAGCAAGAGAACAAGAACGCAACAAGGGTCGCGAACCTCAACGCGGCGACCCTGCGCCGAGGGCAGGATTTCGATCTTCAGGCTGAAACAGCGCGTACGAACGAGGCGACTCGGCGCACGAATTTGGACGCCTTCGGAGCGGCGCAGAACCGGAAGCTGACAGCACAAGAGCTGGACTTGAGGGCAGCGATAGCGCTAGACGCACGGTCGGGTAATCCCAAGCAGGTAGCGGACGCGCGGGTAGCCGAAGTAGCGTATATGCGCCAGACAGGGCTGACGCTCGACGGAAAACGCCTCGACCCCGGATACCATGCTGAGCTGCTCAAGAATCACTTGCTGGGCACGCAACCGTTTGCTGTCGGCGCGGTTGGTGGTACAGGGCAAGAGCAATAATGTCAGCACTCGATGAGTATCTAAAGAAATATGGTGGCGGTGTTGCGGCGGCAGCAGAGCCTACCGGTGCACCAGCCGTAGACTTCTCGACGATCAAACCGGTAGCAGCAGCGCCTGTGGCACCTGCGCAGGTTGGGGGGTTCGTCGCAGCGGCGAAGCGCGCTGTGGGCGGAGGGCTTCAGGGTGTTGGGCAGCTAGCTGCTGATTTCGTCCCCGGAGTGAGCCAGACAAATGCACTCTCGCAGCTCGGGCGCGGTGTGGTTGAGGCGAATGCCCCTGCGGTGTCCAGTCTGCAGGACATCGCAGACCGCCCCGGCCAAGCGATTAAGGAAGCCACGGGTAACGTGGCGGGTTCTGTTGGCACAGCGCTCGGACTGCGAGCATTCGGCCAAGGTATTACTGCCGCGTCCCCGCTGACAGGGCCGTTCGCGCCGGTTGTTGCGGGGGCGGGGCAGGCAGTCTCGTTCGGTGCGCCTGTGTTGGCAGGATTGCTACCTTCGTTTGGGGGTATCCGGGAGCGGCAGATCGCGAAGGATGCGGGTGCGGCGACGAGTACCGGGTCGAAGCTGACAGCACTGGGCGGTGCAACTGCGGTAGGGGCACTGGAGAAGTTCGGTGTCGAGGGCTGGGCGACTGCCGCGCTAAATAAAGACGCGCGCAAGGCGCTTGTAGCTAAATTCGCAGGAGCCAGCACCGCGCAACGCGTAGGGCTGTCTGCGCTGAGAGGTGGCGCGGTTGAGGGTGCGACCGAACTACTCCAGAACCCGATCGAGCAGCTGGCAGCTGGGGACAACCCTCTGACAGCACAAGCGGTAGGCGATACGTTATTTGCAGGTGCGATAGGTGCCATCGGCGGCGGCACGGTTGGCTCTGCGTTCGGGTTGCTGCGGGACAAACCCGCGAATACCGCAACAGACGACGATCTCAAGACCGCGACGGACGAAGTGCTCGCTCCCCCTGCGGAACCGCTGGCTGATGAATTTGCACAGGCGCAGCGCGCGTTCGATATCCAGAACCGACCGCAGGGGAAGCGTTACCCTGAGCTGGTACGGTCGTCCGACGAAGAACTTATCCGGATGCAGGAGCTGCTCGCGGCTGACGTAAAGGCAGGTGTTGCTGGTCGCGCGCAGGTGTTGCAGGCTGTTGGGGATGAACTGGCGTTCAGAGCGAGATCGGCTGAGCTGACACAAGGGCAGCGCAATGACGCGCTGATCGCTGCCGAGGAAGCGCGTATCGCAGAAGAAACGGCGCAGTTTGAGCGTGACGCGCAAGGCGACCCGACACTGCAAGCCGACTTCGATGCAGCGCAAGCAGCATTGCGCGAGGGTGTTGCCCGCACTGCACGAGAGCGAGGGCTTGTCGCCGAGCAGGCTGCACGCGCAGCCAGTGTCACGAACGCGAGCGCGCGGGCGCAAGAGGCAGCCGACCGGCTGATTAACCAGGCTGAGGGGCGTGACCTGCTCGGCGATCTTGCCCCTCCGGCGGTACAGCAGGACGTTGCCACGTCAGCGCAAGTACAGCGTCTGGGAGAGCTGGAGCAGCGCGCGCTCAAAGGCACCAACACACCCCAAGAGCAGGTAGAGATGTCCCAGCTGCGTGACCAGCTGACACCGAAGGCACAGACTGCGCTGCCCTCCTCGACGGCAGCGTTTGTGAGGCAGTACCCCCAGTTATCGCGGCAGGTAGCCAAAGAAGCAGCGAAGGTGCAGCCAGACCAACTGGTTGACTGGCTGGCGACGCGTATTCAGAAGAAGGGTGCAAGCAGCACAAACTACGCACCTGTGCTGGCGCAGATGTACGCGGATTTGACCGGTGGGCGAGACATCCAGCAGCATGAAGCGTTCAAGACGCAGCAGGTAATTGCAGGACTGCAAGGTTTTCAGGAGGCTCCGACGCAGGGGCGCATTGAGAATGTGCAAGGTGTGCTCACGGCTGTACCACGACTGACAAGACAGCAGCAGGCCAAGATTGCGCGGGCGACAGCAGCGAGTGCAGCAGCTGGGGCGTCCCCAGCGGCGCTGCTCGGCGTGAACATCGAACCCGCTGTCCCGGAGGTGAAAAATGCAGCGCGTACCCGAGTGGCTAGTGGCCGCAATGAAGGCACAGGTAATAAGCCCGTACCAAGCCCACGAGCTGACGGAAGTGATTTACGAAACGCCGATCGGGGAAGAAGTGGTCGTACCGGAGCACCTGCATCAAGCAGCGCAAGCCCTGTGGCTGTGGGAACTACCCCCGCACAACCAGCTCCCCGTGTAGCACCGAACGCTACGCCTGCATCTGCGGAGGTGCAGGTCGCTGAGACCGAGCGAGATATTGAGACGGACGCAGCCGAGGAGCTGGCAGAATACAAGCAGGACTACACGGCGCTGACGAACGACAAGAAGCGCCCAGCGGAGGAGGTTGCGAAGCGCAAGGCTGCGGTTCTGCAGTTGGTTGCAGAGATCGCTCTTGTCGGCGAGACCGCAGATGTTAGGGCGGATGCAGCAGCGTTCGTGGAAGCGCAGAGGAAGGGCAACCCTGACGAGGTGGCCGCTATCAAGCGCGAGGCAGAGAGCGCTACCAAACGGACAGCCGCTTCGGTCAATGCGGAGCAGGCAGCAGTGAACAAACTCGCGCGGGGTCTGGAGGATCAGTGGGCGCAAGCACTGGAGCAGATGGCCGATGAACAGACAGGGCGCAAGTCAACCAAGCGCACAAAGGCCGACCGGCAGATCGAGAAAGCGCTTAGGGAGAGCGGTGTCGTCACCGAGGGTCTCGACAATAACCAAGTCCACACGATGCGGTCGCTGGCGGAGGAGCTGGGGGCGATTTTCGGCGACAACATGAAGCGGGCGATCTTGGCTGGGCGTGTGCGTGTTGTGCTCGACCAGACACATTTAGGCGCAGCTGTAGGGTCTTCGAGCCTGAGAGGGAAGATCACGCAAGGGCTATACGCGTACAACCCGAAGGCAGGGCCGGGGTCAGGCACCGTGTATTTCGTAGCGGAGCACATGGCGAAAGACCAGCAGGGCTACCGGGCTGTCGATGTCGCGCTGCACGAGATCGGGGAACATGCGGGGATGGAACAGTTCCTGCGGAAGGGTGAGTACCAGAAGCTGCTCGGCGCGATCCGTAAAGCGATGGGCGACAAGAACCCAACAACGCAGTGGGGGCGAGATGTCGCAACGGCGGTAGGGAAACTCTTACCGAACCAGCAGGGTCAGCCACACGAAGTTCTGGCGTACATGATCCAGCACACCCCTGAGTCGTCCGGCCTTGCGAAGATGTGGTCGGCGATCCGAGCGTTTGCGGCGCGGTTCGGTCTGCTGCCGGGCGGCCTGATGGATGGCACCGTGATGCGTGCGCTGGCTGAGGGCGCGACCGCGAAGTGGTTGAAGGGTGCGGGGACAGGCACGGCACGGCAGGGTGCAGAGGTTTCCGAGTCCAGCATCAACGACCCCGGCATGATCCGCGTGCTCACCGACTATCGAGCGGCGACGACAGCGGCCAAGGCAGCGTACACCCAAGCGGTGAACGCAGATACTGTAGCTGATGGGTCGCTCAAGGCGTTCAAGCTGCTGACCTCGTGGATTACGAAGCACCATATGGTTGAGCAGTACGACAAGTGGTTCAAGGGGGCATTGGCCATGAATGCGGCTGCGGACACGATCCAGCAGGCAACGTCCGCGCGTGTGTCGCAGATGTTCAGTGAGCCATACAACAAATTCAAAGCATTGCCTTCCGCACAGCAAGAGACTGTGTCGAAGATTATGGAGCTGACCGAGATGCGGCTTGACGTGCGCAAGCCTTTTGAGGCGCACACACACTTGAAAGGCTTGACTGACGCTGAGCGGGCGTTGGCAGAAAAACACCACAAAGAAGGGAAGCAGCAGTGGGGCAGGCTAGGAGTAGAGGCGAAGGGTATATACAGCGACCTCGCAGCGATGAACGAGGTGTTGTACACCATGGAGATGGCCGTGTCGATGTACAACATCGTGCACGCCAACGCAGGCCCGGCTCGGCAGCTGCCGGTGTTTGATGCCGACCCCACCGCACGGTTCCGTCAGTCCGCGAACGTCCACGGGTCGATCGCTGCCGCACAGACCTACTGGAGCGGCGTGCTGGACAAGTACATGGACGCTGTGGACACACATGTGGCGCAGCAGCGGGGGTTGCTGCCGACAAAAGCAGCCACCGATCCCGAGGTGCTGAAGGCTGAGCGGGATATGCTCAAGGGTATCCAGAGCGACAAAGTGCGCCGGACGATCCGGGCGCAGCTGCGGACACGTACTGACAAGCTGTCAGATGAGCAGAAGAAGATTCTGCGCCACCTGTCACCGCTGGAGGCGCAGCTGCGCGTAGCGGAAGAAACAACCCAGACGATCAAACAGGCACCATATTTTCATCTTGGGCGGTTCGGCGATCACATCGTGACGTTCCGAGTGCGCACAGGCGAGAACGCGACGCAGGCTGACCCCAGGGCGATGGCACACGTACAGGCGGTGCTGGCCAAGGAGTTTCCAGATATTTCGATCCGTACAGACGCGACCGACCCACATATTTTCGCGCGGTTTGAGAGCGCAGGTCAGGCAGCCGCATACTGGGAGCGAGCACAGAAGCTACAGGCTGAAGGGTGGTTGATGCCCAAAGGTTTCAAGGACAAGAACAACAAAGACCTCGGCGCGATTCAGCAGTTTACCCGGCAAGACGTTATCGCTGGGTACCACACAGCAGGCCCGAACTGGCTGGCGCGCGTGGTAGAGGGTATCCAAGCTGAAGGGTTCGACGACGATGTGACGAAGCAGATGGTGGCGAGCGTGCGGTCGATGTATCTGGACGCGCTACCTGACACCGCGTCGATCAAGGTCAAGCAGCGTCGCGAGGGTGTGCCGGGTTGGCAGAGAGACATGATCCGCAACTACGCGCACAGGATGCGTATTGGTGCGAACAGGGCCGCGTCATTGGCAGCAGAACCGACACGCACACAGTCATTTGCGGACATGAACGACGTGATGGCGCAGTCAAGCAGCGACTCGAAGGTATCTCCGGCACAGCACAAAAAGATGGCAGCGATTGTGTCAGAGCTGCAGAAGCGCAACAGCAACCAGATGACCGTCCCGCACACCCCCGGAACTGACATGTTGCGCGCACTCAACCACGCGTACTTCTTGGGTATGTCACCGTCGTATCTGCTGATCCAAATGACGCAGCTAGGTGTGCTCTCGTGGCCGGAGCTGGCCAAGAAGCACGGCTTTGTAGATGCCGCGAAGGCGCTTGCGTCCGTGGCAGGCACTGCGTTCAAGATAGTATCTACAGTGATGTCCGAGGGGTACAAATCCCGTGGTTTTAAGGGTGCTGCAGATATGACGATCACGGGAGATATCTTCGAAAAGGCCGGGTTGTCGAAAAGCGACAGCGAGTTCCTGCTCAAGATCATGGCCGCAGGCAAGCTGGACATCGGTAACGCTGCCCGAAATGTGGGACGTGTAGCCGAGGGTGAGACAGGATCAGAGGCACTGAAGATTGCTACCGCGATGGGTTATGCGTCTGAGGTGCTGACTCGGGCGATTACCGCGCTTGCTGCGAAAAAACTGCACAAGGGCGAAGGTGCAGAGGCGTACGCGATCAAGGTCATCGATGAGGCGATGCTCGACTACACGACTGAAAACGAAGGTCGGATGATGGGCAAGCAAGGTGTGGTTGGCGCGGCGTCTCCGGTGGTATTCAGCTTCATGAAGTATCAAACGCAGGTGCTGGAGAAGCTGTACCGCGAGGTGTACACCGCCTACTCGTCACAAGTGACAGATGAAAAGCAGAAGGCAGAGGCGCGCAAATTTCTGAAAGGGCACCTGTCGGCGATGATGTTGTTGGCCGGATCGCTCGGGCTGCCGTTTGCTGCGGTGGTCGCAAAGGTCGCGGACAGTTTGTGCGAAGTGTTCGGCGAAGGTCACTGCGACAGCAAGATCGAGATGCGGAACATGACGGCTGAGGTCTTCGGGCATGACATCGAGCCACTGCTCTCGAAAGGTATACTACCCCGACTGGTTGGGGCTGACGTGTCCGAGCGCGCGGGTGAGGCCAACATCCTACCGTTCAGCAAGTTCCTGTCCGACAAGCGGGCGATGGACGATCGGCTGAAGGCTCTGGCGATGGACTCGTGGGGTGCGCCGACCAGCATGATCGCCAATATGCTCGTGGCGAACGAGAAGATGTGGCAGGGCGACCTGCTGGGGGCGCTGCAGGAGGGTGTCCCGCTGGCGCTGAAAGGCCCGATCAAGGCGTACAGACTGTCGGAGGTTGGGTATACTGACAAGGCAGGCAATGTGCTACCGATGACCCCCGGCGCGTATGACATGCTCCTGCAGACGATCGGTCTGGTTCCCGGCGAGCTGGCGGATTACCAGCAGGCCAAATTCGCACAGTCCCAGCGCGCAGGTGTGCTCGGGCGGGAAGCTACGAAGATCAGACAGAAGCTGGCGACCGCGATCGAGCAGGGGGATTCGGATGGGGTGCAGAAATGGTTGGCTGAGGCGCAAACGTACGACGCAGAGAACGTAGGGAATCGTCAGATTGTCCCGAGCATCGGAGCGACGTTGCAACAGCGCGCGACAGCACGGGCGCAAGCGCGGGCCACAGGAACAACGCTGGGTGTCAAACCGCAAGACATCGGCGCGCAACAGTTCACATCGTTCTTACAGTAGGTACGGGTATGCAGATAGATAAACCAATACAAGACATTGACACGCGGCGTCTAGCTCAGGGTATCGTAGACGAGATGAAGCTCCACGGCCACGCGCTGTGGATCGACCCAGAGATACACGCTATGCAGCATGAGTTTATCGCGCAGCTGGTGAAGGAGCGGGAAGATAAGGTGGAGCGGCGGAAGCGGATGGAAGAGCGTATCGCAGGATCGCTCGTTTTGTCTGCGCTTTTGGGCGTGATAACGCTGCTCGGTGTGGGGGTGCTCTCATGGGTTCGAAACCAACTCTAGCCGAGCAGGCCGAGGGGCGGATTATCAGCGCAGTTATGAAGGTGCGTATGACGCCCCCGGTCGCCATAGCACATGGCGATACGGACATGGCGTCAGGGATCGGCGAAAGTCTGATCGAGGAAGCCTGCAGGCTGCTGCAGCGGGCGGCGAGGGCCGAGGGGTTTGATATCGTCGTAGACCTCCGGATAACGGTGTACTGACATGCCGGACGAAGCCGACCAAAGTGACGCAAGCGAGGAACGGTAAGTGACGGCGCGTGACATCATCCGCGAATCTGAGGGACTACGTCTCAAAGCGTACCCTGACCCCGCAACGGGTGGTAGGCCGTACACCATCGCGTTCGGGCATACAAAAGGCGTCAAGCTAGGTGATACCTGCACACCTGAGCAGGCCGAGGCATGGCTGACCGAGGACATGGCGGATGCGTACCGCGTGGTTGCAAGCGCCGTGACCGTACCCCTGACCGAGAAACAGCGCGACGCGTTGTGCTCGTTCGTATTTAACGTCGGCCCCGGAGTCAAGGGCAGCAAAGATGGGTTTGTGAGGCTGAAAAGCGGCAGCCCCAGTACGATGCTCAGAAAGCTGAACGCTGACGACTATTCCGGCGCTGCCGCCGAGTTCCCGAAATGGAACAAAGGCGCAGGCAAACCCATGCGGGGGCTGACCATCCGGCGCGGCAAAGAGCGTGCACTGTTCCTGTCAGGTACCGGCGTCAGCGCCGAACCGATCCCACCCCTTGAGGAGAAGCCCGTGGCACCATTTTTGATTGCAGCAATCCCTAGTCTGATCGCGGCGATCCCAGAATTTGCCAAGATTTTCACCAAGCCGGACGTAGCCGCACGCAACGTCGAAGCGGCGATGAAAGCCGTCGATATTGTGGTACAAGCCACCGGTGCAACCAACGTGCAGGAAGCGGTTGAGAAAGTCGAGTCTGAGCCTGAAGCTGTTGCTGCTGCCAATACAGCACTGCGCATGTCGCAGGCCGACGTAATGGATTTATTCGAGCGCATGGTCGCAATGGACGAGAAGTCTGTGGGTGACGCGCGGATGTTTTACCAGATCGACAAACCGTTGCTGGGGAACTGGCGGTTCGCGCACATCCTGAGTCTGCTGTTGGTGTTCATGGGGGGTGGCGCAGCGTGCTACGTGCTAGTTACCAGCCAAGATGCGACCGAGCGCGCGATGGCGTTGCAGACGCTGTTGGTTGTCGGGTTCGCGTCGGTCGCATCGTTCTGGTTAGGATCGAGCCGTGGTAGCCAGATGAAGGATGCCATGAGGGAGAGCAACCGTGACGTTTGAATACCGACATGCAGGTGCAGCACGGCAGGGCATGTGAAAACGAACGCGCCGTACCACTGCGCGTATTTTGGTCAGATCATTACAGGAGAGCATCATGGGTCTGGAATACAAACCGCTACCGGGCGTAGGATTACCGGCACCGAAAACCCCGGCACGGAAATCTGAACCCCTCGGGTTGGGGATGTTGAAGGCGAACGTGTCGGCGGGGTCTACCGCAGGTAAGCTGCGCGATAGGGAGAGCCGCAGAGACGCAGCGCTCAAGGACGCGGGGGTGTAATGGCTACACCGTTCGGTGTACCTGCCGGAACAGTTCTGGGACGTGAGCCGGTTACAAGCGGCCCGTGGCCGCAAGGACTAAATAACCGGCAGGCAGATTATGCGCTGCCAGAAGGTACGGTGCGTAACGCGGTGAACGCCGACGTAGACAACATCGGAACGTGGCGTCGTCGCGCGGGATATGCACGTGTCCACGCAGGGGTCAACACGCGAGGAGGGTACTCATGCCCTGTCGGCACGTTTTTTGTCGAGGGTAGTAACCTGTGCAAGCTCAACGATGACGACAGTGTGGCAGTGCTGTGGTCGGGTGTGTACGGTGAGACCATCACATACGAGCATGTCAATGGTAACGTGTACTTCAGCGACGGGCTGATAACAAAGCGGATTACTGTCGCAGGTGTGACGGAGTGGGGACAGGACGTTCCCGCAGCACCGGTGTTGTTGCCGGTAGGGGGAGCACTGGCAGCAGGCACGTATATTGCCGCTGTAACCGTGGTGGATGCCGAGGGGCGGGAGTCTGGTGCGAGCGAGACGACACAGATCACAACGAACGTGGTAGGCGGTATCCGGTTTGACGGGCTGCCGTCCGGGAGTAATGCGAGGTTGTACCTGAGCACGGCTGATGGCACGATGCTGTATATGGTCGCGGAAACGACAATAGCACCGTACGACGTGCTGTTGTCGGGGTACGACAAAGGCAAACCGATCGATACGCAGTTTATGACCAAGCCGCCAGCAGGCAGGATCATACGCCACCACTACGGGAGGATATACGTTGCTGACGGGTTGGGGGTGGTATGGTATACCGAACCATACTCACACGATCTGGTGTATCGAGGCCGAAACTTTTACCAGTTTGCCGAGCCTGTCAGCGTGATGGAATCTGTGACTGGGGGGTTGTGGTTGGTGTCCGACAAGACCGAATTTTTCGGAGGGACAGGGCCAAGTGATTTCCGAGCGCGAACTGTGCTAGGCTACGGGGCAGTATATGGTACAAGCCAGATCGAGGAGCGTACACAAGACGCTATCTGGTACAGCACGAAGGGAGCTATTGTGGGTACGAGTGACGGTCAGGCAACGAACATCCAAGAGAAAAACGTCGCGCCCGATTCAGGCAGTGTCGGCGCATCGCTTGTGCGAGAGCAGAATGGCTTGCGCCAAGTGGTAGTCAGTGTTCGAGACCCGAACGTGTCCCCGCTGGCAGCGGATTCCTTCATTGAAATGGAAATTATCAGAAAGGCGGCCCCATGAAATCTCAGGCCAGCATCGGATTCATCTATCGCTTCGAGCATCTGTCTGAGCACGGCGACGTGCTTTCGGACGACGAAAACAAGAACATCATCCCAGACCAAGGGCGTGACTACATCATTGCGGCAGCGATGCTGTTCGGCAGTCAGTTTTCGAGCTGGTACTGCGGGCTGTATGAAGGCGGGTATTCTCCACAAACCAGCGACACCATGGCCACCTTCGTTGCTTCTTCGACGGAGATAACCACTGCGTATTCCGAGGCCACGCGCGGACTGATTGTGCCAGATGCGCCTGGTGGCGGGTTGTACATCAACGCTGCCACACCGCTTGTGTTTACCTTCACCGCAGCAACGACAGTGCGTGGAGGGTTCATCTCGTCCGGCAGTGTCAAGGGGGGTACGACCGGCATACTCCTGTCAGCGGTACTGGCGTCATCGCCAAAAACAGTAGCCGCTGGCGAGTCGCTGCGCGTTACCACCGGTTTTTCTATCGTATCCATCTAAGGAGCTACCATGTCACTCAGTAATTTTTCAGAGAACCTCGCGTTGAACTTCTTGTTCAACACCAGCGCCGCAACCCGTCCCACTGCGTGGTACGTTCAGCTGCATATGACCGACCCGACCGACACCGGCACGGGCGGTACGGAGCCGACGATTATCTCCAACGACTACGACCGAAAGACGCTCGGTGCCACCGGCCTCACCACGGCCACCACGGGGACGAACAACAACCCCGCTGCAGTATCGTGGACTGCCAACGCCGGTGCTGCTACATACACCTTTACCCACATATCGATTTGGGACGCCGTGACCGTCGGAAACTGCCTTGGCGTTGGCCCGCTGGCCGCGCCTGAACTCGTCGCCGCAGGGGGCGTGCTCACCATCCCAATCGGCAAGCTCATTGCCACCCTGGATTAAGGAGAAACCATGTCGCTCAAAATCTCAACCGGGGTGCGTGACCACCTTCTCGTGACGGGTTCGTTCAAGGCGGCAGTAGATGGCGGCGTGATCCGTGTCTACAACGGCACGCCTCCGGCCACTGCTGACGCGGCGCTGGCAGGAAATACCCTGCTCGTGACTATTTCCAATAACTCCGCAGGTACTGGCATCACAATGGATTCCGCGTCAGCGAGCGGCGTGCTCGGCAAGAATCCGGCGGAAGTGTGGAGCGGAACGGTTGTGGCTAATGGAACCCCGACGTTCTACCGGTATTCATCGCTGACCGACGACTTCCTGCTCAGCACGACAGCCAAGCGTGTGCAGGGCACAACAGGCTCAGCCGGGTTCGACCTCAACTTTGCCAATACGACGTTTACAGTCAGCGAAGTGAAGCGCATCGACACCTACGATATCGCGCAGCCAACTGCGTAAGGAGCCTGTAGCGTGCCGATCGTAGACATATACTTTAGCGGTAAAGTTGCGGCGCTAGACGATCCGGCACCGGACGATCCAAATAATAGGCTTTTGCTGCAGGATACTGACGTATTAAAGATGTACAGCGGCGAAGACCTGGTTTATGTGATCCGCACAGCCGGGTCGCTGTGGGTAGCGGCGCGCAACGCTGCCCACGCAGCAGGAATCGGGGAGACATCTGTGGGCGTAGATCAGCTTACGCTGGTCCAGATTGGTAGCGATACGTGGGCGGCTATCGCTACGAACGGACGTAATACATACGGAATCAAGAGCGACGGTACGCTGTGGTTTTGGGGCGAGAACACGGAAGGGTACCACGGGGTTGGGGACTCGCTGCCACGCTACAGCCCGGCGCAGGTAGGCGCCTCGTCTGATTGGGCGACTGTTGCGTTTGATGGTTCCACGGCGCTTTTCGTCAAGACCACCGGAACGCTGTGGGGTGTCGGCTCAAACTTGTCCGGCAATCTCGGCCTGGGGCACAACAGCCAGGTTCTTTCCGTCACGCAGATAGGAACTGATTCAGACTGGGCTGCGGTAGATACTGCTGGGCACACGCTGGCCGTAAAAAGCGATGGGACTTTGTGGTCATCCGGCCAGGGAACAGAGTTCCAGTTAGGGTACGGCACGGTAAACACGAACGTGTTTTCGCAGGCAGGGGTGGATTCGGACTGGTCGGCAGTTAGTATCACGGGGCGCGTATCGTACGCCGTTAAAACGGACGGTAGTGTGTATACTTGCGGGAGCAGCTTCCAAGGCCTACTCGGGCTTGGGAATTCCATTACCGAGCAACAAGGATTTGTGCGCGTCGGCACTGATTTATGGAAGAGTATCGTCGTTGGCGTTAGTTGTGTGGTAGGGATAAGGGATGACAACGCGATCTATGGGTGGGGGTCAGATAGTTTTTTTGACTATTACCCACTCGGTTCCGGTACCGGTGCGGACTATCTTTACGTGCCTTTCCCTCTCCCGTTGGGGCCAGGTGTATTGGTTAGCAACAACCAATATTCTGGCGCGTACTACGCCATCGGCGTAGTGGTTTCGGCGTTCTGGGCCAATTTTCATGGGCAGCGAGAGTCTACATGACAATCAATGCAGACAGCCAACGAAGCCTGAATTTGGTAACGTTCGCCAAGCAAAAGATGCGGCTGATAAAATCGCTCGGACTCTCTGTCAAGAGGTACATACTAAACGGGTATAACATCTCACTGCTGGCGATAGACGGTATAGAAAAGATAAGCATTACCGCCCCGCCGGGTGCTGTTGTTTGTAGCCACACAGGTAGTGTTCATGCGTATTACTACGCCGACCAATATGGGGGAGACTTCTTTGAGGCGACTACAAGAGACGCCTCGGCGGGGTTTGTTCCGTTAATCCCATTTAGCGGAGACGGGGACATGATACACCTTAGTGGCGCGGGTTTTTCTGCACCACTGAATGCGTATGGGGTACTCACTGGCTCATGGTACGCCCCGCGCCCAGACATACCTGAAAAACATGATTCCCCTAATGGGTACATAGCAGCCGCTTTTATTATGGCTGCGACTACTCCAGACCTGAACCCAGGTTCCGGGTACGCGCTAATGCGCGGTAGAGTGGCCCATGTACTAGCTGCCAGTAATACCGCCCACACAGATTTTGTCGTCAATGTAATGCGGAACTCTTTGCAGGCCGATATTAGGTATGACCTTACAGCTCAGTATACCGGGTACAATGGCCACAGTGTGTTTATCCGTCCTGTGTGGGGAGAAAGCGCTTCTGTAGGTTTTAGCTTTCACCTCGGAGACCCGCTGTATCCTGGCGGAATGTGCTCGACCACAGCGGGTGCCGTCAGAGTGCAAGTGGTGTACCAGGAGATAACTCCATCACCACTTGCCATTACTTACGCCGCGTTCGTTGGTTCGGTAACGCAGGAAACTATAGCCACCGCAATGGGGCTGGCCACTCCCTGTGTTTCTGGGGATGACGGACTCACACTAGATTATGCCTTGGGAAATCTGCTGGGGGCATGGCCTGTACCGATGGCCCCGTACGAGCAGGGCAGGTTTTCATATGGTGTGTATGATATATGTTGCTGGGGGCCAGTACCTGCTGGCGGAATAAAAGGCATCGTGTTTTCGTTCGACGGCACGGCTACCGTTAAGAGCGTCATACTTCCTGCGTACAACAGCGCCACGCAACGCCCGGTAATAACAGAGGTGTCGCCTGGCTGGTACTGCTGCGAAGTTCATGACTATTCAGTAGGGGCTGTTGTGGCGGTGTATTACGGAAACCCCATAGACTCTCCAGGATGGGGTTCAATAGTCCTTCCTGCCGGCAAAGTTGTTGGCTTCAGCACCGTTTTAGCTTCTGCTGACCGCACGGTGGCAACAGCTATTGTGTACGACAGTACCTCTGGATTGACTATCTTGCATGAGTACGACACGAGTAAAGCTGCTGGTTGGACACAGCGCGGTAAAGTAGCAACTGGGGAGCTGTCTGTCGCTGCTGCCGCCGTGTTTGGTACGCACGAGTACGCCGCAGCAGGTGCGAACGATTCACCGGTGCGGCTTTTGCAGCCGTAGCATAAGCCATGACAAGACTCATAAAAGATGTAGCGAACTCGTACATTGGCGGAACCCTTGGCTCGCCGGGCACTCCGTTTGTCCCAGCCACACCCGGAGGCTGGGTGCAAGTGCCTACCGTAGTTTGCCCGTCTAGCACAGGGCAAACTACTAGGTTTGTTGACGTATACCCTGGTGGCCCCGACCTGCTTACCCAGCTTGGGTATCCACCTGGCAGTACCGCGTTCCAAGGCAGCATTTTGAGTATTACCGACGTGCGCAATTCCGCTGGTGTCTACCAGTATACCCGGTACCTAGTCTTACTAACCACTGCGTCTCCGTGTTATACCACAACCCAGGCGGTATACGTACAACCAACGGCAGCCATCCCCGCTGTCCCCGCCGTCCCCCCGACAGAAGCACAGATTAACGTCTCTCTCAACGTCGGCTGGAACAGCTACGCGAGCAGCATTGGCAAGCTCGACGCCGGGAAATATCTGAGCTACACCATCAAGTCAGGCACGACCGGTGCCCTGCTGGCGGTCGGGTATGCGGGAATGGAAGGAAGCCCGATCAGCTCGTTCACGCACGGCCTGATGACCGACATTTCTGCGATACAAGTGTTCGAGGCTGGTGTGGTCGTGGCGACGATTGCAGCGAATGCGCCGGGCTTGCAGCTACGCATAGCGCGGCTGACTGACGGCAGCATTGTCTACGCGACCGACAGCGGCGTGGTCTACACCAGCACGGCTCCGGCGTACCTTCCGTCCGAAGACCTGTACGTCTACGGGATGCTGTACTCGGGCTACGACGAAGTATCGTCAGCCGAGTTTGTGACTGCCGGCCTGGTAGCTGAAACGACGGCCACAATAGCCGGGGCCGGGTCATTGTCAGCAAGGCCGGCGCAGTTTGTAGAAGCCAGCATCAGCGGCTCCGGATCGTTCATCGCATCGCTATTCACGACAGCGAATATCAACGGAGCGGGCGCTTTTTCCGCAGTGGTGGAGCGAGCAACTGAAAGCAGCATCGCGGGTACCGGAAACTTCTGGGTATACGCGGAAGCATCCAGGCCACCAACAGCAACGATTGCAGGTGTTTGCTCGCTGGGTGCCTCGCCGTTCCCCACAGGGGTCATCGCGGGCATCGGCTCGTTGTCCGCCTTCACCAGTGGGTCGCAGTCAGTGACAATTTCAGGTATTTCCCACCTGACAATCGAAGCCTATCAAGGGCAGCTGACTGAATCGACGGTTTCCGGGATAGGAAAACTGCTCACGTTCGCCGATGTCGGCGGTCGTGGTTATGGCGAATTGCTGCCGTTCGTTGGGGTTGGAGGGGACACCAACTACATACAGGGATACGGGACACTGCCGCTGTTTGTCAGCGGCGCGACCAATGGCCAGTCTGACTATGTCCCGCCAGAACTTAATCGAGGCTACGGCGACCTTCCGAACATCGTAGGGTTTGCGCAAGCTGTTGATATTGGTATCGGCACAGGCTCGGCGGAACTGTCGGCATTTGTCGGTTTGGCCGGTGACTACGACTACGGTTTTGCCAGCGGCAATTTGCCGATGCTCGTAGGTACAGGCTACGGCGGATTTATCGCCGATGACGAGATGGCGCTGTTTAGCCCGGTGCTCGGCTCGTCATCGATTACGCAGCAGATTGACTTGGTGATGATCCTCACCAGCTCCGGCCAGCTGACTTCTGTGCTGAGCATGACGCGTGAGCAAGCACTGGAGTTGCTGTCCGCGCTAGAGCAGTCGAGCAGCTTCTCGCTGCTGGGCGGGTATGTGATGAGTTTGCTGTCTGACGCACGGGGGGCTTCGCTCGAATCGTTCAGCGTCAATAACCGGGCAGACCTCTATGACGGAGGTGTGGTGTGGGTGGTGAACCTCGACACCAACGCCTCGACGCAGTATGAGCAGTACGGGTTCAACAGCTTCTTCCGGCGTGGCAACGACTACTATGGCGTAGCGAACGATGGCATCTACAAGCTGTCCGGCGACACGGACAACGGTGAGCCGATCAGCGCGCTGATCGACTTCGAGAACTCCAATCTGGGGAGCACGCAAGCCAAGAGAATGTCGGACGTGTACATCGCGGCGTCTGGTAGCTCGCTTATACTGAAAGTAGTGACAGCAGGGCGTGTCAGCTACTACAATACGCGTTGGAGCGGGGCTGAGATGAAGAACCAGCGCGCGCACCTCGGAAAAGGGCTGCAAAGCGTCTACTGGCAGGCTGGACTGAGCAATCAGGACGGTGCGGATTTTGAGGTGTCAGGGCTGGAGTTCCTACCTATCGTGACACAGCGGAGAACATGATATGGCGGCGTCTGACGAGTTTGTATCGCTCATAATCAGCAACGCACTGGAGACAGCAGATAAAGCTGTCAGCGATGCGAACATCGCTGCGCAGGCGACAGTGGCAGCATCGAACGGGTACTCTACAGGCGTGTTGATACCTGCGACACACACCATCACAGCGATTGAACCAGTAGTACCCGAAGTCGAGAACTCCACCTACACGTATGAAGCGCAACGTGACCAGTTGATCGCGTTACTGTCTGACCAGCTGGCGGATTTCTACGTGCTGTATTACCCGCTACAGTCCGATGCGTTTGACGAGGCGACTACATGGCTGGTCAACTCGATCACGCTCGGGGGCACAGGGATTAACCCTTCGGTCGAAGCGCAAATCTGGCAGCGTGGGCGTGACCGGATTGTGCTCGATGGGTTGCGTGCCGAGTCGCAGACGTTCAACGAGTTCGCCAGCAGGGGGTTCATCCTCCCCGCCGGGGCGATGGCTGCCCGGCTCCAAGACGACCGCTTTGTGCAGCTGACCAAGACGCAAGAACTGTCACGGGACGTGGCAATCAAGCAAGCAGACATCGAGGTCGAGAATCTACGGTTTGCTGTAGATCAGGCGATCAAGTCCCGTATAGCGGCGATGGGTGCGGCGACCGACTACATCCGTGCGTTGATGAGCGCCCCGGATACGGCAGCGCGGGTAGCATCGATTAATTCCGACGCCAAAGCCCGGATGCTGTCGGCAACTGCTGACCTGTACCGTGCGCGCCTGTCTCGTGACGAGCTGGCAATCCAGTTGGCGACAACGAATACACAGCAGGCCACACAGATACAAGGGATTGCGGTCGATGGGTTCTACAAGGGGCTGCAGGCGAGGGTGAGTGCCTCTGCGAGTGCAGCGGATGTGTATGGCCGCACAGCGGCAGCAGCGCTGTCGTCCCTCACTTCTGTGGCTGGTACAACAACCAGCGCGTTCAGTTAATATACGGAGAACACCGCAAACACCAAGGTGTAGTAGTAGCGCACCTCCCGGCAGGCACGGGAGGATTGGAACAAACAAACCTGAGAGGAACCAAAAATGCCCATAGCATCCACTGATATTGATTACCTGCTTTCCGGTGGCGCCGCCAACAGCGACCCGGCACTTTCACTTGGCGGGGCGAAATCCTCGGTCAATGTTGTCACCGACACGTTGTTCGACGACGTGACCAGTGCCGAAGCATCCGCCGGAGACACTGAGTACCGCTGCATCTACGTGCAGAACAGCCATGGCTCGCTTACGCTGTTGACGGCCAGAGTATTCATCCAGGCCAACACGACCGGCAGCCGCATCGACATCGCGCTGGGCGGCGAAGGTGTCAACGGAACAGCGGAGACAGTCGCCAATGAAAACACCGCGCCGGTCGGCGAGACGTTCAGCCAGCCGGTCGATTATGCAGGCGGGCTTGCTCTGGGAGACTTAGCCCCCAGTGACTTTTTCCCGGTATGGGTGCGCCGCACGATCCCCGCTGCCGCTGGCTCAGCAACTGACACCTACACCCTGCGTGTCCAGGGCGAGACCAACCCGTAATGGTGACGGTATGAGCCTAGCAGCTGTAGGTTTCTTTATTTGGCCGCCCCAAGTGGCGACTTCCTCGCTCAACATGACTACTAACCCGGTGGCCATTGACGCTGCTGACGAGAAGGCGGCTGGCATATTTCCTATGCCGGTATCAGGGACTATATCAAAGATAATCTGGCGTACCGGGACAGTGACTACGGGCGCGACAGTGGACGTAAGGTTGGAGACAGTCAGCAGTACCGATGGTAATCCTAGCGGAACTCTGGTGGCCACGGACGCGAATGGTGCGCAGGCTGTCCTTCTCCCGGAAGACGACACACTGTTCAAAACCGCGCTTACTACAGCTGTCGCCGTTACTGCTGGTGACATGCTGGCGGTGGTCGTGGTTAATCCTGCGGTGTCGCCGGGCAACATACAGGTGTGCAGAACTGTGGCAGGTTATGCATCTAGTTCAAGCGCCTATTCTTCCCTGTTTACCGCCTCGTGGATAAAGAATGCCGCGCAACTGATGTTCGGGTTTGAGATGCTCAACGGCAGCATAGTTGTGCCGCAGAGTTCTTATTTTGTAGGCAGTTCTGGCTTAGCCAATACGTCGGTTGCTGCCGGAAATCAGCGGGGGGTGCGTATGCTGATGCCGTTCGCCGGGCGGATGGGCGCGGTTACTGCGGTTATCTCGCAGAGTGGATCACGCGGCAATATCCAGTTCAAGGTTTACCGCGCGAGCGACGTGGAAACAGCCGCAGCGGCTACCAATGTGGTGGACGAGGATTTGGCAGCGTCCACGTCGTCCGCCGGCACGTACACCTACCCGCTAACCGCGCAGCTAGACTTCGCCAAGGGTGAGGAACTGTACGTAGTTCTGCAGCCTAGCGTCGCCGCTATAAGTTTGTACAACTGGCACGTGGATACTGCGTCCGACATGGACGGAAATCTGGTAGGCGGGAGCGCGCTGTACGCGGCGGCTCGAACCGGGCCAACCGGCGCTTTTAGCACAACTACCACACAGCGCCCCATGATGGGCATCGTGATTACTGCGATGGACGACGGCACTGGTGCTGGGCGCGCCGGTCTTAGCATAGGAATCTAGTCATGACAGCGCCTTATAACCCGCCAGTAAAAAATGAAGACTTCATCATTTACGTTGCGCTGAACGACGCTGCCTTGTCTGCCTCGTTCAAAAGCAACCCAACCATTGCGGCAGGGGATTTCAAGGTCAGCCAAAATGGCGGAGCGCTCACCGACCTGACCACGCTGCCCGTCGTCGAGCCGGCGTCGTCCGTGCTGGTCAAGATCACCTTGTCTGCCACTGAGATGAATACGGACAACGTGGCGATTGTCGGCATCGATCAGACAGCGACCAAGGAATGGGCTGACTTTGTCATGAGCATCCCTACCACGAGCGCGTAAACCGTGGCACAGCTGAAGATATTCTTTGGCAACAGGGCGGCTACTGGCGGAACTACCCCCGTCTCAAATGACCTGGGCGACAGCTACGCCGTTCGTGCCAACGTCAATAGCGATCTGGGCGACTCGTACGCCGTTCGTGCCAACGTCAATAGCGATCTGGGCGACTCGTACGTAGTTGTCACTACGACCTCCGTCGCCAACGATCTGGGCGACAGCTACGCCGTTCGTGCCAACGTCAGCAACGATCTGGGCGACTCGTACGTAGTTGTCACTACGACCTCCGTCAGCAACGATCTGGGCGACAGCTACGCTGTTCGTGCCAACGT